GTATGAAGGTGATGTTAAGCAATAATCCCCCTACCGGTGAACTTTCCCAAGAACAGCAGGATAAAGAGAAGGAAAAAGGAAAGTTGAAGGTGATTTTAAACAGCGAAGAAAGGTTTGCCCCTCTTCTTTCCGATGAAGAAGCAGTTGAACTAATTAAAGAAATGGACAAGTTTATTCGCATGGCTTATAAGATTGAACAAAAGAATGAATTTCTTGAAACTCAAATTGATACTTTAGAAGACTTTATGGAAAAAGAGGAGGAATATTAATGACATGGGACTATTATGAAGAAGGTAAAAACTTTACCATTGAAAAGAAGATTGCACCACCTAAGAAAATCCTTGATTCGCTGGATGGGAAGCAAAAGAAGAGACTCAAGAAGACTCTTCAAGCCGCCGAACCCACGGAGTTTTTTGGTCAAGACTTCACCAAGTTGGGCGAACTGATTGAGACTCTTCGGGAACTTGACCTTACCAAGTCCGATAAGAAACTCAACAAGAAGATGAAATCAATGGATGAGCGCAACATTGATATTGTAGCCACCGCTACGAAACTTCGTAAGGAGTATGAACTGCTTTACCGACAACTTCGTGATTTAGTTTATCCGCAAAAAAAGAGAGATGATTGAAATGTCCGAAGAAAATACGATTAACCAAGAGATGCTTGAAATTATCAAGGCTCTTTCCGAAAAGATTGAAAGTCTTGAGAAGGCGGTCTATAACAAAGATAACCTACTGATGAAGTCTGGCTTTGTTTTGGCAGAAAGCCCCACCCCTATGATTGATAGTTTAGGGGCTTCCTCAAATGTAAATGTTGAATCAATGGAATGGTCGGACATTCATAAAATGGTTGAAAGAGCAGGTGGTCAATAATGAGTTGGAAAGAAATATTAAAAGAATACAAACCCATAGCCCATGCAGGTGGAAAAAGACAAGGTAGTTATCAGGGAGATTTTGATTTTCATGTACTAGAGGATTCTATTACCCCGCAAATTAAACGGGCACTTCTTGATACTGCTTTAACAAATCCAGATGGTTCTCCTAAAACTATGGCTCAAGTTGCTCAAGAAAAGAATATGCCTGAATTGACAAGACTTATAGCAGATTTGTCAGATAAGGGCATGACTGTTGTAGATTTTAACAAGAAATATGGAGGCCAGTAATAATGCCAGAAAGAGTGAAAAGGGAAGAGAGAATCATTTCAATGACTGTTGAGAAAGCAAGACAGGTAAAGGAATTACTCCGTGAATCCATGGAAGGAAACCGCCTACCCGATGAAAAAGATGACAGAATGGAACAGGTCAAGGTAAAGCGACCAAAAGCCGAGAAGGATAAGACCAAAATTGAGAATCAAGAGGGAACTCATTCGGGCTACGGAAAGGCTGGCGAAACCACCGAGTTCAAATGAGGCGATTAAATGCGCCTCTCAAACATTGAGAAGGATAAGCGTCCTTCGGAGGAAATCCTTCGCCTGTTTGAGAAAACGAGAGTGGCTTACCTTTCTGCCGCCAATGACCCCAAAGAGTATGGGAGTCGTTGGAGAAGTGTCGTTGAGACTATCATTGAATCATATAATGAGTTAGATGCCGCAGGAAATGAAATGAAAGACTACATTTCCGAAAAACTCATTGAGAACAACGATATTAAAGACCCTTCAAGCCTTGGAGCAAAGGAGTTATACGAAGGCATCAAGATGCTTCGCTATGCCTCGGAGTTGGTACAAGACCCATTCGCTAAAAGATTCAAGGGTAAGGTTTTGGAAGCCTTACTCGATAGGCCGGAGCAAATGGTTAAGTTTGTGCATTATGCCCTGCGAGAGGATAAGGAACCTCTTCCCGAAGAGGTTTATGCAATCAAAGACATACAACCTGACGATATTACTTACGGATTAGAAGGACTTGACCTAGAGGTGGACGATATAGCCCTCTATATTATTGAGCATTACGGGGATGGAAAAGATTCTAAACGCGTTGAAAAGGCTGTTGAATCTGCTATGGAGATGTTAGAACTCCTTATGCTTTCAAGATATGATAAGGAAGAATTAGACGACTTGAGAGAGATTGAGGGCTTAGACCCTCAAAAAGAAGCAAAGTCTTTAGAAATCAAAAAAGAGAAGAAATCGGAAGAAGAAAAATCATTAACCGATTTTATTGTTCCCAATAAACCAATGTATCGTATCTTTGATATTGATGATATTAATGAACTAAAAGGTTTCAGTGGCGAATGGTTTGTTCAAGAAAAATATGATGGTATGAGAATACAATTACATAAAATTGATAACAATATCAAGATATTTTCATATAATAAAAAATTAATCACGGAAAAATGTAAGAATATTGCTGATGAATTGAAAGCAAAGCATTTCGGTGATTGTATTTTAGATGCCGAGTTAATTCTTTTTGATGGGGAAGAAGCCCTACATCGTGCCGACACGATAGCACATGTTTTCAAAAATAAATATCCGAAGGCTACTCTCAAGTGTCATGTCTTTGACATTATGCGACATGAGAATCAAGCACTTCTTGATGAAGAGTTAGAAAACAGAATGACAATCATGTTCAACAATTATGCTCAGCATTCCGCCGATGTTCTTAAGTTCCCCTCAAAGAAAGATACTCGTAGAGCAGACACCCTAAAGGATATTGCTGAATATGCAGAAAAAATTATGGATATGCCTACTTCCGAGGGAGTTGTTATCAAAGATGCTACTTCCACATATTATGTAGGAACAAAGAAAAACCCCAAGTGGATTAAGTGGAAGAAGTTTGTGGACTTAGATGTTGTCGTTCTTGATAAGAAGAAAACTAAAAGCAACCTATATTCTTACACCGTGGGTATTGGGCCTGTTGATGAAGAAAATAAATTTACACAAGAAGTTAATGGTATTAAATACATGAATGTGGGTAAGGCTCTCAATACAAAAATTTCTGTTGATGTGGGAGAAATTATTCGTGTGAAGGTTGACGAAGTTAAAAATGCTGGAGATAGATATACCCTTTATTCTGCAAAAGTGATTGAAGTTCCCGAAGTAGAATATCCAGATAAAATCATCACTTTAGAATTATTAGCACAAGATACTAAAAAGTCTCTCAACTATTCTATTGAGGGATTGAAGAAAGGAATAACAATCACTGACCACATACATGGAACAGCCACCATTATTTGTAAATCGGATATGGGTGGATTTACTGTTTATGGGTTTGAAGAGGACAATCTTATGTCTAAGAATGCTATCATTAATTTGGACGATTGGAAAAACCAAGCAGAAGAAATTATGAAAACAAAGGCAGGGACTTTAACTACTGCTATTACAAACTATTTACAAGACAATGGCCCAAGAAGTGTTAAACAGGTTCATAATTTCTTAAGTGCTAAACACGGAAGCCTCTATAATGAAGTCGTTGATGGCGGCATGCAGGGTCTTAAAGAATGGGCAAATGCAAGAGAACATATTGAATTTAAAGAAAATAAACTGCATGGAGATGCTATCCTAAAAAGACTTTTAAAATCTCCAGTTTTAATCCATAGAGATGCTGAACCTGAAGAAAAGGAAATTGAAGATATTACTATTGATTATTCAAATAAGGATGGTGAATGTTGTGAAAAATTAAAACAGGCTATCAAAGAAAACAGAATACAGACTCTTGATGTTCTTTCTAGCCAATATGAAACTTATGCTAATTTTCGTGATAATATAGCAGAAGAAGAACAGGGTAATTGGGGAAAAACATATGAAGAAGAAGTTAAGGTTATAGAAGATGCCGTAGATTCTTTAGATTGTGATGTGTTATTACCAGTGTTAGATAGTTTCTTAAATAATAAAATTGATGGTGTAGATTATGCCCCATTAGAACAAGCCTTAGAAGAATATCAAAATTGCATTCAAGGCGATTCTAATTTTACAGACAAATATGCTATGCTCAAAGCAGAATATAAAACACCAGAAAAGTATCGTGAAGGGCAATTTAAACTCTATTCTCGTAAAGACGATAACCTAAATATGGTGATGAGTCTTGGCGACGAGACAATCAATTGGGTGATTGATACCCAAAACGAAGAAGAAATGTTTGACCTATTCGGTGCGGCTGGAAAATACCCTGCTGAGGTTGCTCAAAACATTGACAAAGAAAAGACCGTGGATAGCGGAACCGTGAAACTTGGAATTCAAAGGAACGGCTATCACGAATACTTCTTGGAAGGAAACAAGTTTGAAACCAAGTTTCATGTCCGATACCTGCCCGTTGGAAAAAATAAAATGTGGCTGGCTTGGACTGGATATGAGCAAAAACCAGCCGATAAAGAAGGGGATGAGGGATTATGGAACATCTATGAGGACAAGTTTTCCGAAAAGAAAATTCCTCGCTGACCAAGATTCTTATATACTTGATTTGATAACGAAGGTTTGTTGGAAATGTCCCTCCTACTCAAGAGAGAACAACCACAAGAGTTTCGGATTCTAAAAAGCGACAACCTAATGATTGGTGGATATGCAAGCATTGAAATTGTAGATAAACAAAATGATTTAATCACACTCAAAGCATTAAACGAAGCAGTAGATAAATACATGGAAAATCCAAAATTTAGAAATGTAATGACAAACCATTCAAATGTTCAAGTCGGAGAAGTAATAAAATCATACCGAGACAAAAGCGGAAAGTTATGGAAAACCGAAGTTGATGATGTAGGATTCTTTGTAGTAATTAAATTAAGAGACGACATAGAAAAAGCAAAGGAAATTAACCGAGGAATTAGAAAAGGTTCATTAAGGTCATTTAGTATTGGAGGACAGGCAATTCAAAAAATAAAGAAGAGTCATCCAGAATTAGGGCAATACAATGAAATAAGCAAATTAGAACTACACGAAATTACTATCTGCGAAAAAGGAATTAACCCCGAAGCAAAATTTGATATTTTGAAACAAGACAAAAAACAGGTGAAAAACATGAGCAAACTGGAAAAAGCACTGGAAGAGTTGGATGCACTAATGAATGAAGTGAATACTCTCCGAAAGGAAGAAGAAGATGATGATATGGGCAAACTCTCTGAAGAAGAAAAGATGATGTCTAACAAGTTGGATGAAAAGATGATGGAAAGAATGGAGGGCGAAGATATGGAGTCTATGGAAGTAGATGACGACCCCGAAGCCGAAAGAAAGGCTTATGTTTCTACCCTTGACGGTGCCGGTGTTGAAATCGGTGAACCTGCTGATAGAATCGTTATTGACAACGGAAAGCCAAGAGCAACAGATATGCCAGTTGTTAAGGCCTTTGGGAACAGCGAATTAGAAACTCTTGACCTTTCGGTTGGAAACATTGAGAAGGCTTACGAAGCCTTCCGTCAAGAACAACTTGAGAAGTTGGCTTACGACAACCTCCAAAAGCAATTTGCACATCGCTTTGAGGCTGAAAAAGGAGCCCGTGAGAACATTCTCGCAAAGTCCCAATACGATGCCGCTTCCGAGATTGCATCTCTTAAGGATGAATTCACTGCACTTCGCAAGTCCTTGACTTCCGAAAAGGCCGAAATCATCAAGGCTCAAGAAGAGGCCACAATTAAACTCCCATCAATGGATGAACTAGCCGAAATGGATTGGAACACGATTCATAAAATGGCTTTTGGAGGAAACCTTTGAGGTGATAACATGGTAGGATATATTAACACTATTGCAGACTTAGAAGCACAAACTTATGGACTTAACTTCAACGGAGCAAACAACATGCTCTTGAAGACCGCCGGAGCCATTAGTGGTATTCATGGAGGACATGATGCCGCAACTCAAACCTCCCCAACATCAGGAATTACTGGAAATCTATACCAAGTCCTTTTCGGACAAAAGGTATGGTCAATGCTTAACCGAGAAGTGAACGCTCTTTCGGTTATGTCAAAGCGTCCTTATTCTTCAAGCGGTTGGAGAGTTCTTTCAAAGCGTCCTGCTGGTGGAACGGGCAACACCCATTCTTTCACCAATACGGGAACAGATTTGGTGGGAACGGATGCACCAAGAATTGACAGTATCGGTGGTGTTCCTGAGAACGCCTCTCTTTCAACCTCCGGTGATGGTTTAATCGCTATTGCTCCCGAATACAGCACTCTTTTCATGAGTCCAAAAATCGTTGCTCATCAGTTTGATTTCAGCGAATTGGCTATGGAAATGGCTCAAATTGATGACGGTATCGGTGATATTAGAGCGCAAATGCGTGAGGATATGGGTAAGCACCACGCTGAATCCCAAAACCTTATGCTTTTGTCCCCTCTTGAAGCCTATTTGATTTCGGATAGCCCAAGCGGTACTTCAAACGGTGCGGCGAACATTTTGAGAAATTACACTTCTCTTTACAAAATTGTTTCGTCTAACAGTGAATTAGACCAAATGGATGCAGATAACTTCCCTGCTAGCAATATTACTAACGATATTACGGCTGGTTATCACATTTACGGAACAGATAGAAATGATGCTTCTTTCCTTGATGCTGTTGTTAATGGTGCTGATAGTTATGCTTCGGGCGGCTCTCGGCCATTCACTTTGAGCATTCTCAACGCAACGCTCCGTGAATTGCGACAGAACGGTGGTTCTCCAAAGGTTATCCTTACTGGATATGACACCCTTCAAACGCTTTCCGACCTCTTGCAGAGCCAAGAGCGATTTATGGACAGAAAGGAAATTGTGCCAACCGTGAACGGTGTTCGTGGTGTTAAGGGTGCAGAAGTTGGTTTCCGTGTGGCAACCTACTACGACATTCCTTTGATTCCAGTTGCTCAAATGCAAAGCACTTCGGCTGATTCGGGAACCATTTCGGATATGCTCTTATTGGACACTGACCACCTTTGGATGGCTGTTATGAAACCAACTCAATACTTTGAAGATGGTATCAGCAACGGAAACCCATTTGGCGTCGGACAACTCGGCAACCGAGCATTGTACCGAACAATTGCTGAAATGGGCTGTTCGTACTTCAAGGGACAAGGCAAGATTACCAACCTTAAGTGAGGTGTTTTAGTTGGCACTTATCAAGGCAATTACGGTCTTAGCAGACCATAAAGGTATGACGACACCTAGAGTTTCGGGAGACGAATACTTCGTAGATGCAGTTATTGACATTACCCAAGTCGTGGCGGCAGGTTCAGTGATTCCTGCTTCCGATTTTGGTCTTAAAACCATTACTGCGGTTATGATTACAGGAGACGATAACCCTAATAACAGCACGAATGACATCGCTATCAAAGTGGAATGTAGTGCTACTGGTGCATATGAATCAGCAACTTCTGTTGCTTTTATGCATACTACAATGTCCAGTGGAACGACGCTTTCTAACGATGCTAACGGCGGAAGTGTTCGTGTTCGTGTCTATGGGAACATTTGAGGTGTTAATTTGGCTTTAGTCAGACTATCCGATGAATCAAACATTGGTAGATTAGAAACACCTTTTGGTTTGCTCCGAACAAATGCAGAGTTGGAAGTAGAAACAGTGTGGGCTGTTGCTAAAATTGGCGACAGAAACCTTCTGTTCACTTTTGTTGAAGAAGACAGGGATGCTTTGAAGGAAACTAATGAAAAGCAACTCGTTGTTCTACGAAAACAACTTGAAGAAGACCTTCCCGATGCTTCTGCATTATGTGGTTTATTGCTCCCAAAGGCAAAGAAAACCCTTACCAAGAAGAAGACTACCAAAAAGACTTCTTCTGCACTAAAGGAGTAGGCGGAAAGCCTAAATATGCCCTCCCCAAGTGAGGGAATGAAGAGAGGTTATGCGTATGCCACAATGCCGTTCAAGTGGAGTCAAGACAGCGAGTACCGCAATTTTTGTGGGTCAAGTGAGACTGATTCCAATCCATGCTGTTATTACAGGAACAAAGCCGACAACGATTAAGGTCTTTGATAATGCTTCCGCCGCTAGCGGAACAGAGTTAGCAAGGCTAATTGTGGCTACCGCAGACCCCGCAGACCCCGCCGCAAGAGTAAGCCCAACATTGGCTGAATTTGATATGCATGGCGTATTAGCCGTAAATGGTCTTTATTTGAGCATTTCTTCTGGAACAGGGGAAGGTGCGGCAGTTTCCGTTGAATTTAATTGAGGTGATACAATGGCGGCTCTTAATCAAGACACTCGGTTAGTCATGACCATTCTCTTTGTTGGTGCTTTGAGCGGAACAAATGTTTGGGCATATGCGGCATTTGGGATGAATTTCCCATATGGCCCATTGGCTCATTCTGTTCTATTTGGCTTAGGAACGATTGGTGCAATCATGGTGATGAAAGCCGTCTTTGATTTGTCTTTAAATGATAGAATTGAGATGTGGCTTCTTGACCGTAAAATTGCGGCCTATTGGGAAAGAAAGGCAAGAGACGAGCAACAAAAAATTAAAATGCGAGAAAGCGCAAAGCAGTTCGCTACTTCTCCATTTGCTTACACACAACCTGTTGAACAGGAAGAAAATACTCTTGGGACGGAATTTTTAGCCACGCTACAATGAGGTGGTTAAATGGTCTTTGGGGATTTGATGGGCTTTTCCGATTCGGATTATGCTTATAATGCTCAAAGGGCGCACTCTGCTGACATTTTCTTTTTGAAGATGAGAGCCATTTTTTGGGGTTTTTGTGCAGGTCTTTCGGGTTTTCTCGTTGGAAACATTCTTGGTGTTTTTGATATAAACATCATGGGTTTTCTAT